CTCACTGGTTGAATTGACCATCATACATGGTGAAGTAGTCTTCAATTTATCAAGTCCTTTTTGAATCTGTGATTTGAGTAAAATATTACTCAAACCAACAGTGGTATGTAAAAAACCTGCTACATGAATACCATAAATAATACCTTTAGTTCTATCGCACCACAAACCACCACATAAGCCTCCAAATCCTTTAAATTGCATATTTGCCACAAGACCTTTGCCTTTGTGAACAGTATAAATTTTAGAATTTTGGGCCACTCCCCATAAAGAACCATCTTCTTCGATAGTTCCTCTGTACTTCAGGTCACATTGCATCAATCGTGCAACATGATCTGATCGTCGAATTTCATTTTTTGGACTTTTCCATAAAAGCGTGGTTGGTCTAGAAATAAAATCAGGATATTCTTCTGCAAAATGTTCTAGATAACTAGTACTTGCAGGACTGGTGGGTAAGTGTACCAATGCATAATCATTCTCACGATCAATATACACAAAATCCTGTGTTAATTTTTGATCCTTTGTACTAGCACTAGGTACACCTGGCGTTGTTGTTGTTTCAATACAAAAAGGAAATGTATCTGGTAATAAATGTGATGGTACCAATATAACATTGCTATGCACCATAATACCATTTGTCGTACAATAACGCTTACCTTTTGAATACACAGTAACATGCCGTAATGACTTCATTACTGATTCATGTAATTGTGGTCCCGGGCAAGTTTTCTGTAAATGATTCATTTTAGGAGGTAAACGGGAATAACCTTCCTTATAATTTCTTTCATCTTGAGTAACAACACGACATTCATCGTTAATGGGAGCATCTAAATACTTCTCCCAATACCCTAACATATTTTCACGAAATGTAGATGTATCTTGAGATTTAATCAATGGTTTTAAAATTTTATAAAATCCATATAAAGTAAAGATAACAGCTCCACCAGCAAAATATTTTAGGGAATTGTTGCGCAAATGATCATTTAAATCTTCACATAATGAAGATAAACGATCAGATCTACGCTGCAATTCAGTATCAATTTCTAATATTAATTGTTTATAATATAAAATACCAAAAATGATAATTGATAATGTAGTCAATTGCATACAGCGTCTACCTACAAACAAGCCTATGAAAGAACTTGTTATAAATAAACATATGAGATTAGTTATAAAAAC